AACTCCGCACACGCAAACCGGTCAACACTATCTACGGCTGCATCTGCCCCAACTGCCGGCACAAATGCATCCTCCACGTCGACGGCAGAAGCCTCAACAAAGCCATCCGCCTCTGGAACCACCACGCCAGCCACTATCAAAGGAACGAACAATGAGAAACACCATCTGCGCCGCCCTTACCACCATCACCCTCGCCCTCTGCACGGCGCTCGCAGGATGCGGGAGCGCGTCGGAGCCTTCCACGCCAGCGCATGCGGTCAGGTCCATCGACTCGCAATGCACCGATGGAGGCACCGCCCATGGTTTCTACGAGTGCGCCATCACGTTGTCCGATACACGAAAGGTGGACTGCATCGTCTACGCATGGGGAAAGCAAGGCGGCCTGTCCTGCGACTGGAGCCATGTGAGCGGAGCGGACAAGGAGCCGGACCGATGAGCTACCGGGAAATCCATGAGCTGTTCGTCGTCTGCGACGAGTGCCATACAAGCCTTTCCGTCGATGACGCGACCTACGAGGACGCCGACAACGAGGCCGTCGACCACGGCTGGCAATACGACGAGCTCCAAGGCAGGCACTACTGCCCGCTCCACTGGCACGTCGAATGCCATGACTGCGACATCACCGACAGTGGAGCGCCGGACGAACTGGAAGCCGCGGGATGGCACATCGACCGAGATTATCCATGCGACAGCCTCTGTCCGAACCACCGTCATCTCTCATGCCGCGAATGCCGCAAGTGGGATGTCGGACCTCTGCATCGGCTCGAATACGAGGGATGGCAAGTCAATTCCATCGACCCCAACGCCAGCCTTTGCCCGGAATGTGCCAAAACCAAGAAGGAAACAAAATGAGAAACAGCGACGCAGACATCGCCATCGACGTGCTCAACAAACTCATCGCCCAGGAACTCGAAGCCGCGAGCGCCGGAATGCGTTTTGGCAATCAACCCCTCGAGGAAAGTGCGTCGATTCGATACCACGCCTACATCAATGCCAGGGACAAGATTCGGGAGGCGCTCGCCGATGCCGTGGAGGAGCGGGATGCTCGGAACCCGTTCCAGTGTCAGCGTGATGAGTTGGTCACGCAGGATATGCACACGTGCGATTTGTGTGGCAGGCGGGTGTCCAGTCCGGTCCGGGCCATCTCGTTGGATGTCTACCGTCTTTTCGAGCAGTGGCGCCTGTCCCAATCGGAGGCCGGTGAATGAAAGACCGGACCCCGCATCTGTGCCGGAACGCTCTCGGCACTGCCATCTGCGCCAGCAACGGCATCGGACCAGGGCGTTGCACCTTCCCTCGCCACCGTCTGCAGCACTGCGTCGTCTGCGGCAGGTGGTGGAAAGCCTCAGCCGTCTCGACGCACTTGACCATCTGGACCGAAATGCCCGACTGGATCATCCGGATGCTCTGGCACAACATCTGGGAATCGGCCGAAAATCATCCCACCCAGGAAAGAGGAAACCATGAGTAAGGAAACACTCGCCCCGCCACTGCCGCCGATCGACGCGCGCACCGAAGCCGTCGCCGAACGTCTGTTCGGACTCAAATGGGCACTCCGCAAGGACTCCACCGAAATCATCCACGAGGAATGGAATACCGCATCCGAATGGATCCGCGACGGATACCTGCGCCAAGCCATCGAAGTGCTCGCCGCCGCCGACCAAGCGGACGGCGCCACCGCCAGCGACTACAAGGAGCGCATGCGCGTCGAATACCAAGAGCTCACCGGCCGCGCCGACAAGCTCAGGGACATGCTGCAAAGGTATGCGGATGGCACGCTCGATTTCGAGCCCACCTGCCCGATCAGCCTGTTGAGTAGGCAGCTTGACGTCATGGACGAATACGCTCTCATCCTCCGCAGGCGCGCCAACGTCGAGCACATCAGCCTCGGCTATCAGCGCATCGACACGGCCGCCAGGGACGACCGATGAGCGACACGTCCGACCGTATCCGCGCCGTCATCCAATACGTCACAGGCCTGCCGGCCGACCCCGCAAACGAACCAACAAAGGAGAACAAGCAATGAGCAACGACATCGACAAAAGCGTAAACCGTCTCAACGCAGCCGAAACCATCCGCCGACAGGCCATCGCACTGCAAAAACACATCAGCGAAGCGCTCGCCGACCTCCAAACACTCAGCGGCAGCGAGGACATCCAGATCAGCCACGCGCTCACCATGGCCACCATCCAAGCATCCAAAGCACTCAAACAAGCCCACCTGATGCAGGACACGGCCGACATGCTCGACCAAGCCGACCAACGCGACGAGGAAAACAAAATCAGCCGCATGCTCATGCACAAGATAGCCCAACAAGGAGAATAAAAAGAGAGGCCCCACCAGCCGGCAGAACCTCCAAGAAACCAACCACAATTCTAGCCGAAAGCGGGACCATCATGAACAAATGCCAGCAATGCGGCACCGAAGCACAAACACCCCTCTGCAAAAACTGCGCCAAACACATGCGCCGACAAATCACCAGCCTCGCAAAAACCATCCCAGAACTCCGCGCGCTCGCCGAACGCAAAGCACACATCGGCGAGCGCGGTGGTGGTGTTCGTGGCGGTGAGCCTGGACTGCCGGTGAGCGTGCATTGGCTGGAAGTGTATGAGGAGGCTGCATGTCTGATGCTTCGGTTGGCTGGTTGCATCAACCTGAAATGGATGCTGCTGCCGGTCGAAGGGTGGCGGCCGGCGTATCGGGCGGTGTGCAGGTCGTGGTCCCGCGTGGTGTGTTCGCCGTCGGCTGGCGAGCTGGCTGATCGGCTGGATAGGATGCTCAGGCGCATCGACCGGCTTTCCACGCCTTCGGACGGCAGGGTGACTGTCGTGCAATGTCCTGACTGTTCGACGTCGCTGGCCGTGCCGCAGGACATGCGTGATGGCTGGTGTCCTGAGTGTGGCGAGCGTTTGGACTTGGACATGCTGGTGGCCGGCAGACTGGGGGAGGCTGGACAGGCGGTTATGACGTGTTCGCCCGCCGAGGCGGCCGACTGGCTGACCGACCGTGCCGGACTGCGCACCACGCGCAAGCAGGTGTCCAACTGGTTGACTCGTGGCAGGCTGTCGAAGGCACGTCGTCTCGGCCGTGGCGCGTGGGAATTCAATCAGGCCGAGCTGGTCGACACGCGGCTTGCGCAAGAGGGTGAGTCCATGTAATCTGTAAGAGAACTTGCACCATGCCCGAAGGGTCTGGTGCTTTTCTTTTAAATGCTTATAATCGTTGCTGTTCGGCGTGGAGCCACTAGCAACCCTTGGAGCCGTCGCACCGAAGGACGTCGACCATGGCGGCGACACCCGTTGCGTCGGTGGCCCATGAATCGGGGGTGGCTGGCTGGGGGACCTTCGCGGGAGACGTACCCCAGACATGCCGGGCCTCCGATGGGGGATTTGATGTACAAGGTATGCTCCACCTCCGGCTGCCCGCACCTGGTATCCTCCGGCTCCCTGTGTGACGAGTGCAGGAAAGCCAAGGACAAGCGCCGCTCGCGCGGCCGCAATCCATACACGTCGAAGGCGCATCGTCTCGCACGCGCCCGCGTGCTGGCGAGGGACCCGCGGTGCGTCTGTCCCGGCGACGGGCCGGACGGATGCGGAAGGCATCATGGCCTATGCGGTGCCCCCAGCACCATAGCCGACCATTGGCCGATCGAACGCATCGAGCTCGTCGAAGCAGGTTTGGATCCCAACGACCCGCAACGCATGCGCGGCCTGTGCAAGCGCTGCCACGACAGCAAGACCGCAAGGACGAAACCTTCAGGCTTCAACAACAGACAAAACCTCAGCTGACACACACAGGCTTCGGCACCAAAACAAAACATTCCATCGAAGCCAAGCCGACGACGCCAGCCGCTCGCGTCGAACGACACGAAAGACGAAAGCGACCAAGTCTTTTCGATTCGATTCGCGACTCATCGCAGCATCAAGCGAGTCAAACAAAAAACGTTGCAAAACAAACGGAAGCAAACCGTCAAAACACCCACGGGGATACCCCCTAACAGTTTGGGTAGCGAACCGCCGGAGAGCTGTCTCCGAGGTGCGGAGGGTTCAAAAGTTTCAGAGGGGGGCGGGCGAAAGGCCCGGCCGCCGACAGCGAAGGAACGGCGCGAGGCCGTCCGACGATGGAGGAGACATGCCAAGAGGAGGAAAACGCGTCAGATCCGGTCCGATGCCGGATCCGTCGAGCGGTGCGAGCGAACGCAGGGGATACACGCTGCGCAGTCTGCCGAACACGGAATACAAGGGCCGGCCGCCGAAGTTTCCGCTGCCGCCTTACGTGATCCGCTATTTCGACAAGGACTCGCAGGAATGGATCGAGGACAGGGCCGGTTCGGAATCGTGGAATGACCGAGAGGCCGAACTGTGGAGGCAGTTGTGGCGTCTGCCGCAGGCGCGCGCGTGGAAACAGCCGCAGCTGAAGTATCTGCATTACCAGATCGCCTCGTATGTCCGCGAATGCGTGGTGTGCGAGAGCCCGTCGGCCAAGGCGGCCGACGTGGCCGTGAAGATCAGGCTCGAGGACCGGATAGGCCTGTCCGAGGCTGGATTACAGGCGCTCGGCTGGAAGATCTCTGAGGACAACGTCGACATGGCCGCCCACGAGGTGCCCGCCACGGACGCGGAGGCGTCCGAGAGCGGCATGGACACCAAGATCGTCCAGTTCCCACGACGCCTGAGGGCGTGACATGGCCGACGACTGGATCATCGACTTCCCGACGCTCGCAGACCTGCAGGATGCGTGGGTTCGGCGTCACGTGCGCCAGCCGGACGGTATTCTCCGCGGCAAGCCCTTCTGCTGGTCAGATTGGCAGTTCTGGTACGCCGCACACCGCTGGAGGGTGCGCGAGGACGCGGAATTCATTCCGCCCGAAGAGGTCACGGTGGACAATCCACTGGTTCTCAACCAAGCCTTCCAATATCGTCTGACCGGCTGCATTGGCCCGCAGAAGACAGGCAAGGGGCCGACCGAGGCCTCATGCGCCATCCTTGAAGCCTGCGGTCCGGTCGTGTTCGCCGGTTGGGCGAAGCCCGGCGACGTGTACCGCTGCTCCGACAACGGCTGCCCTTGCGGATGGGTCTACCATTACAATCCGGGCGAGCCGAAGGGCATGCGCCATCCATCGCCGCTGATACAGCTGACCGCGAACTCCGAGGACCAGGTGCGCAACGCCTACCGTCCATTGGTCGCCATGATCAGGCTTGGTCCGCTGAAACAGCTGCTCAAGGTGCGCGAGGGGTTCATTCGCATCCTTCGCCCCGGAATCAACCTTGACGACGATGATCTCGATCTCGACCGTATCGACGTGGTGACCGCCTCGGCAACCAGCCGTTTGGGTAATCCGATTTCTGATGCGGAACAGGACGAGGCCGGCCTGTACACCAAATCGAATGGCATGCTCGACGTGGCCGACACCCAACGCCGCGGCGCCGCAGGCATGGGCGGCAGGACGCACTTCTGGACCAACGCCTACGACCCGGGAGAAAACAGTTACGCCCAACAGCAGTTCGAATTGGGCAGTAAGGACGTGTGGATCTTCTACCGCAATCCCGATTTGAACCCGGACCTGCGGCACAAGGACGGCACGCCATACAGCTTCAACAACCGGCGCGAACGCCGCAAGATCCTCGAATGGGTCTACGCCGGAAGTCCGTGGGTGCCTTTGGATTCCGTCGAAGCGGAGGCCGAGGCGCTCATGGAGAAGGATCCCGCACAGGCGGAACGCTTCTTCGGCAACCGAATGGTGCAGGGTGGTGGAGCATGGCTCGAGGATGGACTCTGGGAGAGCTGCTATGCAGGAACATGAGCTTTGGCTTGAGAACCCGCCAAAAGGCACCGAAGTGTGTCTTGGCTTCGACGGCTCCGAGAACGACGACTGGACATGCATCAAGGCCGAGACGCGCGAGGGTTTCATCTTCACGCCACGGTACGGCGAGGATCGCCGTCCGACGATCTGGAATCCGAAGACGTGGGGCGGACGCATCCCGCGCAGCGAGGTCAACGCCGCCATGGACGAGCTCAACGACCGATACAAGGTTATCCGCGCCTACTGCGACCCCGGTTTCCGCGACGAGGTGTCGTGGGAATCGCAGATCGAGGCGTGGGACACGAGATACGGCCCAAAGAAGTTCATTCCCTGGGCGATGAGCGGCTCCAGCCGCATCACCGCCGTATGGGAGGCATTGAAACGCTTCGAATCCGACCTGCAGCATCACGCGATCACACAGGACGGGTGTCCGATCACCATCACGCACATGCGCAACGCAAGACGCTTCGCCAAATCCGGCGAACGCTACGGGCTGGGCAAGCCGAAGCAGACGCGGAAAATCGATGCGGCGGTGACGTGCGTGCTGGCGCATGAGGCGGCATGTGATGCACGCGCCGCCGGTTGGGGCAGGAAACGCAAGGCGTACCTGCTGACTGGTTCTACTACTAGGGGGTTCTAATGATTCGTACCGCCGATGACGTGAATCGCATGGCGAACCTGCTCGCCCTGAAGATCGAGAACCGTCGGCCGGACATCAGGAAGCACACGGATTACGTGCGCGGCAAGCGCGGCACCCTGAAATTCGCATCCGACGAATTCAAACGCTACATGGCGGACCGGTTCTCAGGTTTCGCCGACAACTGGTGTCTGCCTGTGGCGCAGGCGCCTGTCGAACGCATCCACTTCAAAGGCTTCATCCCATATGACGATCACGAATTGGACTCGCACGTGATGCGCGTGTGGGAGCGCAACGACTGCGACCGCAAGCTGCAGGAGAGCGCGCTGATGATGACCACGACCGGACGCGCTTTCGGCCTGGTCACGTCGATGCCGGACGGCAGAGCGCGCATCAGCTTCGAACACCCGGACAGCGCGGCCGTACACTACGACCCGCTCACCGGAGAGGTCGACGCAGGACTCCTGGTCAGATACGACGAGGAGCACGAGTTCGGCACGCTGCTGCTGCCGGACATGGTCTTCGACGTGGTGCGCGTGCGTGCAGGCGGGGACGACGAGCGTAACCGTCTGCCGCCCGGCGTTGAGGGCTGGCGGTTCGTTCCAGATTCGGCGCGCGCGAACCCGCTCGGACGCGTGCCATTGGTCGAATTCCGCAATCAGATGCTCCTGGATGACCTGCCTATCAGCGATGTGGAGCAGGTCGAATCGATGCAGGACGCCGTCAACGTCTGCTGGGCCTACACGCTCAACGCCCTGGACTTCGCGTCCATGCCCGCCAGGGTGATACTCGGCGGCGACTCCCTGTCCGAGCCGGTGTTCGACAAGGCAACCGGCGAGCAGGTCGGCGAGCGTCCCGTGAATCTCGACAAGCAGGTCATGGAGCGCATCATGCAGATCACCGGCGACAACGTGTCGATCGGCGAATGGACCGCCAGCAACCTGCAGGCGTTCCTGCCGATCATCCAAAAAGCCGTCGAGCACATCGCGGCAGAGACCCGCACGCCCGGCCACTACCTGCTGACGAACGCCGAGGTGCCGGCCACCGGCTACGAGGTCGCCGAAGCCGGACTCGTGTCGAAGACATTGGAGCGCATCAGCTTCATGCGTCAGCCGGTGCGCGAATTGTGCGAGATGGCCATGACGCTCGAGGACGACGAGGAATCCGCCCGCATCCTCGAGGATTCAAAAGTCGTGTTCGCCACACCGCAATACCGGTCCGAGGCCCTCATGGCCGACGCGATGCTCAAATACAAGAAGCTCGGCTACCCCCTGCAGTGGATAGCAGAGCAGATGGGCCAGAGCCCGGAGGACATCAAACGCATCATGCGCATGGTGGACGACGAGAATCACGATCCGGAGATGGCGGAGATAGCCCGCAGCCTGCAGGTCGGAGGTGCATCTGATGACGGTGACGCTGGAGAGCCTGTCGGACAGTCGCAACACACTGGCCAGACTGTGCCTGCTGGCCGTGAAGGCGGCGGACAAAACGTGGAAGGGCGTGGATCCGAGGCGGGTGCGTGACAGCTGGAATCGGACAAACGCCGATTTCCTTACGCTCTTCGCCACACTGCAGACCCGCGCCGCGAGCGACGCGATGGACTCGTCCACGTTGATGCTCGCCGAACAGGGCGACTACGTGCGCCCTGACGGTATTGCGAATCCCCTCGCCTTCGGGACGGGTTTCGCGCCGAGCGGCATCGACCTCGAATCATATTTCGATATCCCGGTGACGCGCACTTTGTCGGCCATCAAGTCAGGCATGGGCGAATCCGATGCCATGACGGCAGGTCGTGCGACGCTTCGCCAGATGGCCATGCAGGCCCTCGAGGACACGTCAATCAGCGCGATGGGCGTCAGCATCACGCAACGTGCCGGCGTCGGCTATGTGCGAGTCGAATCACCCGACTGCTGCCCAAGATGCGCCATCCTCGCCGGAAAATACTTCCGGCACAACAACGACTTCCTTCGTCATCCGAAATGCCACGGCCGCACCATACCCTGCAAAGGCAAGGAAAAGGCCGAGAAACAAGGCTGGATCACATCGCCGATGGACCGCTTCAACAACATGAGCGAAGAGGAGCAGGACAAGGTCTTCGGGCATGCCGACGCGCAGGCAATCAGAGACGGCGCCGACATCTACCAGGTCGTCAACGCGCATCGAGGCATGCGGCCGGTCGGACGCGGCAACATCGGCATGGCCACGTCCGAAGGCACCAGCCGCTACGGGTGGAGCCGCATGATCCGCAAATACGAATACGGCCAACGCCAGAGGCGCAGGCTCACGCCGGAAGGCATCTACAGCTTCAACCTGCCGCGCGAGCAGACCATCGAACTTCTGAAGCGCGAGGGATACATCCTGCCCGACAAATGGCGTGAGCAGGTGCCGGAGCTTCGCCGCAGCCAATGGCTGCACGACAACGGATACCGCCAGGGACGGCATGAGGAGCTGACCGCGGCGCAGAAGCGTCTGCTCAATGCGCGGCTCCGCTACGAGGCCGCATTGGACGGCCGCAACCCCTACCAGCCCGGCAAACCGGTCACGCCTGACGTGCTGGCGAAAGCCGAGAACTCGTATCGCCGCTGGCTTTCCAGCAACGGCGAAAAATACACCGAATGAAAGGAAACACTATGTCCGATGGACAACAGCAGGATCCGAACACCGGCGATCCGGGCGCGCAGGAGCCACCCGTCGACTGGCACGACAAGTTCCTAGGCCAGAAAAAGGTCAACAACGACCTCGAGGCGAAGCTCAAGACCGCCTACGAGAAGGCCGACCGCGTGGACGACCTGGAGAAGCAGGTCGCAGAATGGCAGAAGCGTGGCGAGGAATTCGACGCCGCACAGGCCACCATCGCCGGACTGCAGAAGCAGGTGCTCCAGGCCAACGTCACCGCAGCAGCGACCGGCAAGCTCATCAATCCGAGCGACGCATTGAAACTCATAGACTTCTCCGACCTGACCGCGGACGATCAGGGAGGATACGACCAGCAGGCGATCGGCGACAAGATCGATGCCTTGGTCTCGGCACACCCGTATCTCGCGCAAGGCGGGAACAAGGCTGGCCTGGCGGGAATCATCCCACCGTCAGGCGCCCGTGATGGCGATCATCAGGCGGGACAGCTTACCAGGGACGATCTGAAGAACATGACCCCGAAGCAGATCGAGGAGGCGCGCCGCAAGGGCCGTCTGGATGACCTGCTCGCAGGCCGCAGCAAGTAAGGAGGCCACCAGCAATGGCAATCACCAATTTCATCCCCGAGGTATGGTCCGCCGCCATCCTCGAAGCCCTGCGCGCGAAGCTCGTCTTCCCGAGCCTGTGCAACCGCGATTACGAGGGCGACATCCGTGAGGCCGGTGACACCGTGCACATCACCGGATACGACGACGTGACCGTGCGCAAGTACGTCCGCGGCCAGGCGATCACCGTCGACGATGTCAATGACAAGGAAGCAGCCGTTCTTGAAATCAATCAGTCCGACTATTTCGCCTTCAAGGTCAACGACCTCGACAAGGCTCAGGCCAAGGCGGACATGACTGGAAAGTTCACCAATTCCGCCGCCTACAACATGATGAAGAACGTGGAGAACTACATCTCCAATCTCATGGACACTGCCGTCGACACGCCGGCGAAGACCGTGGACGTCGGCACCCCCGCCGACGCATATCTCGCCGTCGTGGAAGCCGGACGCAAGCTCGACGTGCAGAACGTGCCCGACGAGGGCCGCTGGCTTGTCGTCAGCCCCGACTTCTACGCGCTCCTGCTGCAGGACTCCCGCTTCATCGAAGGCACCGAAGCGGGCCATAATACTCTGCTCAACGGCGTGGTCGGACAGGTGCGCGGCTTCACCGTAGTGAAGTCCAACAATGTGCCGCGCAAGTCCGCCAGCCCGGACACCCAGTCCATTCTCGCCGGCACGAACGCGGCCGTGACCTTCGCGCAGCAGGTCAGCCAGGTGGAGGCGATGCGCATGCAGACCGACTTCGCCGACATGGTGCGCGGCCTCGACCTGTACGGCGCCAAGGTCATCCGCCCCGAGTGCCTGACCAAGATCACACTGAACCTCTCCACCTCCACCGGTCGTTCCATGCAGGATGCCACTCAGGCCGTCGTGGACGAAACGTCCGACACCGCTGGTGATGATGCCGATAAGGCAGACACCGGCAAGAAGGGCAAGTGACCGTCTGATCGGAGGCTGACATGATCGCCTTGGCCACACTGCAGGACCTGCGGAAGTACGGCATCGACGTGCCGGACAACACCGTCGCGCTCAGCCTGCTCGACTCCGTATCCGCCGCCGTGCGCGACGCTGCCGGCTGTCCGATCACCATTGGCGAATGGACCGTCGACCTGCCCGGCGAACAGTCGAGGAAACTTGACCTGCCATGCAGGGCGGTGCAAGCCGTGTCCAAAGTACTGGTCGATGGTCGGCCGATTGAAGACTGGAGGCTCTTCGGCTCATCGCTTTACCGGGCGGAGCCGTGGAGCCCCTTTGGCGGCATCCCGTCGACTGTGACGGTCACCTTCCGAGGTGGCTGGGATCCCGTGCCGGAGGACATCGTCAGACTGGTCTGCTCGTATGTCGCTGCCGGATTGCATCAGCTCGCGGATGGTGGCCCCGGCGCCCACTCCGGCATTGCCTACGAGAGGCTTGATGACGCGCAGGTCGGATATACGCATGATGGCACCCAGATCGACGCGACCGAATTGCCGGAAGCGACCAGACGTAGCCTGCGCAACCGTTTCGGTGCGAACGTCAGTTCGATTGGAGTGTTCCGATGAGAATCAGCACATCCTTTCTCGCAAAGGTCAGAGCCAACGCGGAATGCCTGATGACCGACCGGTGCATCGTCACGCGCCCAGGCGAATCCGTGACGGATCCGGACACGGGACTGCCGGACACCGGCACGGAGAAAGTGTACGAAGGCCGATGCAAAGTGCAGACGTCCGGCGGTCTCGCCAGCGAACAGACCGAGGGAAGCGCCGCCCAGAACATGGGCGCCGTCTCGTTGGTCTGGTCTTTGTACGTGCATTTTCCATATGGCACTCCAGGCCTTCGCGCCGGTGACGTGGTGGAAGTCACGGAATCCGCCAATCCGCTGCTCGTCGGCAGGCGGTTCAGGCTCGTCTCACCTCAAAGCGAGAAGACGCACGCCACCGCCTGCCGTTGGAATGTGAAGGAGGACTCATGAGTGGACTGTTCGACGCTTCGCAGTTGACGGCCTTCGGCGATGCGCTGCTCGCCAGGGGAGTGGCTCGCCGCGCCTTGATCTCCGCAGCTGTGAAGAAGGGTGCGCAGAACGTCAAGAACTCGATTCGCGACGACCTGAACGGTTCCGGCAATGCCGCATTCAGGCGTATCCCGATCAGCTACACGCTGCAGGAATCCGCTGGACGCATCACCGCCGAGATAGGCCCGACGAGGGGCGGCACTGGTTCGCTCGCGAACATCGCGTTCTTCGGCACCGCGAGGGGCGGTGGAACGCATCGGTTCTACGAGCATGGTGAGGAAGAATTGCCGAAGCTTGCGGAATACGTGGCGCGTGCCGCCGTGGAGGTGGTCTGAATGAAGTCGATCATGACGTTGACCGACACGATCCTCGACCATATCCCGAAGCCAGCGACGGGCTGGGCTGTGCACCGGCAGACCGCCCCGAAGCCGACCGACAAGCCGCCGTGGGTGATTGAGACGGTCACGACCAACGGTCATATCGTCGGCGAAACGCAGCATGTGCATTGCGGCATCGGCACTTTGCTGGTGCGCATCGTGAGCACTACGGCCGATTCCGTCAACGTGCTGGCCGATGACCTCATGATTCCAGGACTTGCTGGCAAAAGGTTCGTCGCGCAGGGGTTCGACACCGGCTGTCTGACGTTGTTCTCCGATTCCGGCGCCTATGCGGCCGGACTTACCGCAGAGGATACGGCGCTGCTTTACCAGTGTCGTCTTCTGACTTTCAAATTCAACTGGTCACGCATGTGACCCCAAATATTTAAGGAGTAGTCATGGTTTTGACTCTGGGAACCGAAGTTCCTTCCACACCGGCGGACGGTCTGGTCAACACGATCTGGGTGCCGTCCATCGAAAACATCCAGAAGCCGACCGCTGACGAGATCAACGCCGGAACCGACCTGAGTAACTACGTCACCATGGGCGGCTGGTCGTGCTCGCCGTCGCAGGAGTCCATCTCCGACCAGCGAGAGAACAGCGCGCAGGATTATGAGAATCCCGGACGCAAGAAGATCAGCGGTTCAAGCATCGAGGTCATCGACAACACCAACACTTCGCATTCCACGGAAAACGAGGCAATGGAGACGTTGGCCGAGGGCGCGGAAGGCTATTTCGTGCGCCGCTATGGCAAGCAGACGGATGATGCTTTTGCCGCCGGAGATACGGTGAACGTGTATGCTGTCCGCATCGGCATGAGTGCCAAGGTGGCGATTGCCGCGAACAGCGTGCTGCGCAGCAAGGTCAATTTCTCCGTTCGCGCTCCTGGCTGGGCGGAGAACGTGAAGGTCGCCTGATTGATTCTTCCCGCATCGGACTTTCGTCCCTTTCGCCGGTGCGGGACTCTCTTCTCTCTTTTCCGGCAAAGGAACAGGAACATGAATATTAGAGCGAAGGAACAACAATGCTTAAAGTCGTCAGGCGCACGCGCGAGGTCGATGTCATCCTCAACCAGCAGACCGCCGAGGACATCGTCAGATTGGGTGATGCGCTGGCCGAGGAGACCACGCGCGAACAAGTCACGGAGGCTGGGACGAACCGGCAGGCGAAGGCCACCGCGCGGCGCATCGAAGAGCTACGCGAACAGGCGGATGCGGAGACGTTGAAGCTCACGTTGCGGGCATTGCCGGTAAGTAAGTGGGCGCAGGCATTGGCCGCGCACCGCAACGAGAACGGCACGAACGACATGTTCGGCACCGCCGCTGCGGCATTGCCGCTCATGCTTGATTCCGCGACCATCGGCGGCAAGCCGGTGGCCGACGAGGACAAGACCGAACAGGCGTGGCGCAGTCTGTTCGATGAATTGACGGATGGCCAGTTCACTCCGATCTGGCAGGCCATCGCGGAACTGAACGGTACCGCCGCGGACCCAAAAGCGGCATTCGACCTCGCCTCGCAGGTTCTCCGCAACTAGTCGAGGATCTTAAGATTTGCCGCCAGCTTGGCATCTCTTATAAGCGTTTCATGGGCTGGCGCCCGAGTGAGGGCGATGAGGTCGAATGGGATGAGACGGAACGCAATTGGATGCGTTCGTTGGCTGAATACGAACGGTCATTATGCCCCATGTGCGGTTTGCCTCGCTCGATCTGCCAAGACCCGAAGGGTGAACTTACATTGCATGCCGAAACCAGCGTTTGCTGGGCCACTGCGCACATGCAGCAGGCCATGAAACGTTGGACTGATGCGAATGGCAGGGACAATCCGGCCGCGAACGCCTTGGTGGCGCATTTGACCTGATTTTTGGAGGATGCTTTGGCGGAGAATAAGAACATCGTCATCCGGTTGATGGCGGACACAGCCTCCTATGAGGCGGCGATGACCCGCGCCGGAAGCACTGCGAGAACGGTCGCTTCTGGCATGGAGAACACAGGTCGCAAGTCCGCGCTGATCGCCAGCGGCATGACCGCCGCAGGACTGTCCGTGGCCGCGTTCGGCGTGGCTGCGGTGAAGATGGCCGCAGACTTCGACCAGCAGATGAGCACCGTCCAGGCGAACACCGGCGCGACCAGCGCCCAAATGGACCAGCTGCGTGCCGCAGCAATCGAGGCGGGCGCGAGCACCGTCTATTCCGCTACGGATTCCGCCGATGCGATCAATGATCTCGGCAAGGCCGGCATGAGCGTCACGGATATTCTCGCCGGCGGTTTGTCTGGCGCTTTGAATTTGGCCGCGTCCGATGGAATGGCCGTGGGGGATGCCGCCGAATACATGGCCAACGCGTTGAGCATGTTCCATTTGAAGGGATCTCAGGCTTCTCAGGTGGCTGATACTTTGGCGGCTGGTGCCGGCAAGGCCGTCGGTAATGTCTCCGATTTCGGCGAGGCGTTGAACAATTGCGGCGCGCAGGCGAACAGTTTCGGCATGAACGTGCAGGAGACCACCGGCGTTCTTGCCCTGTTCGCGCAGAACGGCACCATCGGCGCCGAGGCCGGCACCCAGTTGAACAGTATGCTGATGAAGCTGGCCGCGCCGTCCGCCGAAGCGTCCAATACGATGAAGGAATTGGGTATCAGCGCCTATGACGCTCAAGGCCATTTCGTCGGCATGGCGAATTTCGCCGGCCAATTGCAGAAGGCCGAAAAAGGTTTGACCGACGAGCAGCGCAACCAGGCGAACGCGACCATCTTCGGCAGTTACGCGATCAAGGCCGCGAATTATCTTTACGAGGCGGGCGAGTCCGGTGTCAACAAGTGGACTAAGGCCGTATCCGAAAGCGGTTATGCCGCCGAGCAGGCGGCTGCGAAGAACAACAATCTCAAGGGTGATCTGGAGAATCTGAGTGGTTCCATGGAGTCCTTGATGATTTCCGTGGGTGAGGGCGCTCAAGGCCCGTTACGCAAGATGATCCAAGGATTGGATACTCTAGTGGACACGTTCGCTGGCTTGCCGTCCGGCGCGCAGCAGACCATCGTGGTCATGGCGTCTCTGGCCGGCGTGTTCGGCGCGGTGCACAAGGCCGCGGGCAATCTCAACGGCAGCACCAGCACGATGGCCAACAACATCGGTCTGGCCATCGACCCGGTTCAACGCGTCAAGACGGCGCTCGCATCCGCGCAGACCGCCTTCCAGATGTTCCGCGCATCGTCCATGAGCGCGTCCGAGCAGATGGCCGCCTTCGGCACCACAGCCAGCAAGGCGCAGTTGAAGACGGCTGGTTTCAAGGCGGTTGGCAGCAGTGTCATGAGCCTGCTTGGCGGCCCGTGGGGCATCGCCCTGACCGTGGCCGGAGCAGCGTTGTCGGCTTTCATTAGCCGCCAGCAGAAGGCCAAGGAAGCCACGGAGCAATTGCAGTCGGCTCTGGAATCCGGCAGCAGCATCAGCGAAACAATCGCATCAGCCTATCAGAAGATGAATTTCGCCGGCGCGGACATGACGCATTGGCTGGGCGAGGCGAAAATCAGCCTGACCGACATGACCAGCGCGACCATGGGCAACAAGGCCGCGACCGATAAGGTCAACGCCGCGCTGAAGGAATACGGCAAACAGGGCCATTCGCAGATGGCCGTGGCCCAGAAGATGCGCGACAGCATCAAGGACGAGGCCAAGGCATATCAGGAAGCCAAGGAGCAGACCAAGCAGAAGGCCGCCGCGACCAAGAACGCCGTGGACGCCGACGGAAAGTCCGCTTCGGCTGCAAAGGATGCCGCCAATGCGAACAAGGAGCTTGGCTCTTCCGCTTCGGACGCGTCCGAGGAAATCGACGACCTCGTGAAGTCTCTGTTTGGTTTGGAGTCAGGTAATCTGACCGCAGACGAGGCTGTCGACCAGCTGAACCAGAAGATCGGCGAACTGTCAGACGCCTGCAAGGACAACGGCGTGGTGTTCGACCAGAACGGCAACCTGCTCGACAAGTTCTCCGAGAAGGGCACCAAGACCAAGCAGGCTTTGGAGGACATTGCCAGCAGCGCACAGAACGCTGCGGAGAAGATTCTCAAGCAGGGCGAGAACACCAACTTCAGCAACGGCGAACTCAATCGCGCCAGAGTGGTGTTGCAGGACGCTCGCGAAGCGGTCATCCGACAGGCCGAAGCGTCCGGCATGAGCGCGCAGGCCGCCAACGACCTCGCCGATCGCTGGGGCTTGAGCTCATCTCACATCCGGTCCAACATCACGTCAATCGAAAAAGCCGCCAATGACAACAAGGCGAAGCTCGACGTCGACGACTCCAAGGCCAAGAAGAAGACCAAGACCGCCGAGACCAACGTCGACAAATTCAATAAGAAGATCGCCAAGGCCAAGCTCGAAGTCGAAGACAAGAAGGCCATCGCCAGCGCCAAGAAGGCGCAGAAGATGATGCAGGCCTTCAACAAGACCCACGTCAAGGCCACACTGGATGCGACCGACAAGGCATCCAAGAAGGCGAACACCGCCTCCAAGAACATCGGAAAGCTCAACGGCAAGAAAGCCACAGCCAGACTCGACGCGAAAGACAACGCCTCGCCGAAGGTAGACAAGGCCAATGCGAAGAAACTGTCAAACAAGCGCAACACCTTGGACTCCACCGACAGGGCAACGCCGAAGACGAACGCCGCGAACGCGAAGAGGCTCAACAACAAGAAGAACACCTTGGATTCGACCGACAAGGCCGGACCGAAGGTAGATGCCGTCAACGCGAAGAAGCTCAAGGACAAGAAGGCCACAGCCTCGGTCAACGATCAGGCCACGCCGGTGCTCCAGTCCATCAACAACTTCAAAATCGCCGACAAGTCATTCACCGTGACGGAACACACGAAGAATGACGGCGGATACACGGGCGGCATGTTCGCCGACGGCACGTTCCAGCATTTCGCCGGAGGTGGCATGTTCTCAGGTTATGTGGATCCCGCGTGGGCTCCCGGCAATGGTTTGAGCGACAGCGTCTACCTGCTCAACGCTCGTCTCGCCGCGGGCGAGTACACGCACAGGGCTGCCGCTGTCGACTATTACGGGCTTGAGACCATGCGCGCCATCAACGAGATGCGCGTGCCTCGCGAGGCGTTCATGACAAGTCACAGCATGCCGGACGTTTCCGTGCAGGTGGATACGCGTGCCGTCGTTGCTGCGATCACAAGTCTGCACAACGATCTTGGCGCGATTATCAGCGCCGCGTCCGATGATTCGACGGTCGGCGACCGTGACTTGGGGAGGTTGATCCGCAAATATGCGCGAGCTTGAATACACGTCGCATGATGGCACGGTCATCGACCTCAACGCCGATGATCTGTGGGTGGCTGACCTGCAGGGAATGCGCGGGTACGCATGGACGTACACGCTGGCCACCCGCGGCATCAAATCGGTGAGCCGGAACGCTTCGACGGCGAAAATGACCGTCCGCACCAAAACGCCAGCCATATTGGATGCCGCTCAGACAGCCTTCGATGCTGACGTGCAGGCAGCCCGGCCTGGCACGTTGACGGTCGATGGCGAATGGGCGCAACAAGCTTATGTCGTCGGTTCTTCGCTCGGTCTCGTGCCATGGCCGGAATACGCGCAAGTCGATTACACGATTGTCCTTTGCGATGGCGTTTGGCGTCGCGCGCTGCCGGTGCAGCATTTCTTTCCGATGACGGCAGGCACCGGTTCGCAGATTGACCTTCCGCTGAACCTGCCGACCGATTTGGCTCCGTCGAAAATCGCTTTGACGGTGCATAATCCGACAGGCAAGGCCGCTGAGTTCACTGCGGTCATTTTCGGCCCTTGCGTCAACCCGTCTTTTCAGATTGGCGGCAACACCTACGCGGTTGACGTGACAGTGCCGGAAGGCGGTCATATGTCGCTGTCGGCCACTGGATTGCGGAAGACGATAACGTTGACAGCCGAAAACGGCGACGTTTCGGATGTTTTCGACAAGGGCGTTCGCGGCAACGGCAGTGGAAGCGGCTCGTATGTTTTCGAGCCGATACCGGCAGGAGATTCACTGCTGACGGTTTCCGGCAATTATGGCATCGATTTGACCCTGTATGACGTTTCTGGAGGTGTGCCATGGCGGACGTTATCATCGCAGACAGCAAGCTGACGCCACATGCGAGCGTATCGCAGGTGACGTTGGATTGGGCTTGCGGCACCGACGAAAACGACTTCGAACTGACCATCGACGATCCGGATGCGCCAGAAATCGAACGTGGCTGGTATTTCTGGCTTGACGGCAGTGACGTGGGCGGCCGGATCATCGACCGTCGTGTGACTGTTTCCGGTGGCGTGTCCACGGCCACGTGGATCGGCCAATCGTGGACTGGCATGTTGGCGGCGAAGATATTGCAGCCGGACGCGAATCAGGATTACCTGACCGTCTCCGGCAAGCTGCCTGACATCCTCAAAAACCTCTTGAAGCGCATCGGTTTGGATTCGGTGTTCACCGTCGATTCCTCCGATGCCTCCACTTTGTCGAATTGGATGTTCCAGAATCCACGCTACGTGGACGCCTACACAGGCTTCCGCAATCTGCTCGCATCCTGCGGCAGACGCCTCGACTTCCAAGCCAAGGATAATCACATCCTGCTTGGCATCACGCCGGTCGGCATCATCGACAACACGATCGATTCCGACTTGGTGGATTTCAAGGCCGAAACCAACCGTCGCGCGCCGAATCATCTCATCGGCCTTGGCTCGCAGGAGCTCAAGAACCGTCTGGTGGTCAATTATTTCGCCGACGCGACCGGCGTGGTGAGTCAGACGCAGACGCTCGTTGGAGCCGATGAAGTATGCGCCACATACGACTATTCCAACGGGGATTTGGGCACGCTGCAATCCGAGACGAAGAAGCATCTGCAGGAATTGCAGACCGGTGGTTCGGTCGAGGTGACGTTGTCCGATGAGGTCGGAGACGGTCTGCGCGTGGATGACAAGATTGTTGCGACGGATCAGACTTCCGGCGTCAACGTCACCGCCGTGGTGACGAAGCGAATCGTGAAAATCGATTCCGGGATTTTGACTTCGACTTTCGAGGTCGGACTGCCGGTGCAGTCGGCGAACGCTAACTATTCCGGTTCTTCCTCTTCGTCTTCGGGTTCGGCTGGCGGCGTGTCTTTGACGGCTGGCCGTGGCCTGTCGATTTCAGGCGGCACGATCAACGCGGAGGTCGCTTCCGAGGATTTGGATGCCGTCAGGCAGGTCGCCGAGTCGGCGGACAGGACGGCTTCTGGTTTCGCGGCGCAGATCGGCAAGGCGAATCAGACCGCCGAGGATGCGAGGAACGTCGCCGATGTGGCCAAGACCGTGGCCGATAGTACCAAGTCGGGCATGATGACCGATGGCGAGCGGTCGAAGCTCGCTTCGGTCGAACGGGGCGCGAACGCCTACACTCTGCCGGAGGCGTCCACGGACGTGTTGGGTGGCGTGAGGGTGGATGGTTCCTCGATCGTGAGTGTGGATGGTGTCATCAGCGCGCATGTCGGCGACGGCGGTTCCGGGAAGGCCGTGTTCCCGGTCGGCTATGTGGTGATGAACACGACGGGCGTTGACCCCTCCGTTGATTTCGGCGGGACCTGGAGGCAGTTGCCTTCGCTTGGTTGTTTTACGTTTGAAAGGATTGGATAGTGAAATCTGACGGTTACTCGAAGTACGTGTGCGACAAGTGCGGCAAGACCGCTTATGTCGCAGCTGGCGATACGGAGGCGCGGGAATGGTTCACCGTGCGCCGCTATTCGGCTGGCAAGGCAACCCGCATCGCGGATGATGTGACGCCCGACATCTACGAATTGTGCTCCAAATGCAACTCGTCTTTCATGACGTTCATGCAGAAGGACGATGAAGCGTTTGAAGCATGGTTGAAGGAGGTTGAACAATGACCATCGAACTGGTTGACGGCAAGGCCGGAGTTGCACACATCTCAAGCGAGGACAAGGCGATCATCCATCAGGCCAAGTTCTCGAAGTCCGACGTGGTGTACGACTGGGGCGACGCGTTCAAATGCTCTATGAGTTCGTCCAACAGGGCGACGATCGGCACCGGCTGCGCGTCGATACAAGGCTTGGACTGGCACATCACGGCGGCGGAATCGGTGACGATCTCCAACGGGTCGCAGGGCATGAAACGCAATGACATCATCTGCGCGCATTACCATCGAGATTCCAAGACCGGTAATGAGAATGTGGAATTGACCGTGTTGAAGGGTTCGCCGAATGCGACTGCCGCCGCTGACCCGAAGGTTCCGTCAGGGAAGATATTGTCCGGCGCGGTTGACGCGTACATGCCTCTCTGGCGCATTCCGTTGAATGGCATCACGGCCGGTACGCCGGTGCGCCTGTTCACGCCGAGGGGGGCTTTGTGGGATTCCGTAATCCTGTACCAGGATTCCAATTGGATCATCATGTGTAACGGCAGGATGATTTTGATCAAGTTCAGTGGGAAAATCGGTTCGGGCAGTTGGGATGCTGTTGAATGTCCGGTAAAGCTCGCGTCCTGGTATCGTCCCATCGTTGACTTGTCGACTGTCTGCCTTGTATCAAATGGGCAAACGGCGCGAAGCCTCACGGCCAAAGCTGATGGAACTATCCGAGTGGCGAACATGGGAAACGTTGGCAGCAATCAGGATTGC